ATTCGTCGTGGATAGAGAGTATCATATAGATGTCTAGGGTCGCAGTATTCTGCGATGGTTCCTGTCTTTCCAACGGTAAAACTGCCGCTTCCGCCGGATTCGGAATCTGCGTTATGCGCGACGGCGCAGAACTACATAAATATGCTGCCGTAGTCCCTGACGAGCAACCGCAAACGAACCAACGCGCGGAACTGTTGGCACTTCAGTATGCGATTGCGTATCTGGCTGAATCCGGTTCCGTCGGCGATATTTATACGGATTCTAAATACGCGATTCATTGTCTGACAGAATGGGGGCCGACCTGGGCGAAGAATGGTTGGCGAAAATCCGACAAAAAACCGGTTCTTCACGTCGATATTATTCAGCCGATGTTGGAATTATGGAAAACTCTTCGCGATGTTGAACTCCATCATGTCTTCGGTCATACGAACGGAACAGATGCGATTTCACTAGGAAATGCGGTTGCGGATCGATTGGCGCGGGAGGCTGCGTCGCGTTAGAATGAATACACTCATCGTCGTCGTGACTATGTCCTCCACCTCCTCCTTGTGGTTTATAAAAGCCGTCGCGTAGCGGTAATATAAGTTCGCGACACACGCGATGACTTTCTTGGCCGCAAATACTACAAGCGGACATATCTACAAAAAATGAAGATTCTATATTCTCTTCATTTTTTGTCACCATGTCTTTTCGTATTCTTATCACCCATCCTTATACGCGCACGGTATCTCTTCATAGTTTGTATCCCAATCGACAAATTGCGCTCCAACGAGCCATATGGATATTCAAGCAAGAGATTGAATCATCGTCTCTACGGGATATCGTGAATACTCGACTGTATGTCGGCGATAATGACGAGATTGACGCGGAACTCCAGCGTCTTCGCCTACACATTGTACGTATTGTAGATACGGCACACATAAAAAATATTCCGAATATGTATTCCGTTCTCGCAGATTCGCGGCTACCCTGGCTAAAGGAGTTTCATTAACGTCTCCGCCGATTGGAGTGCGCCTTCAATCCACGCCTGTTCTGTACTCACGGACTCACCGCATACATACAGATTGTTTGACGGATTATGCGCGTCTCTCGACGCAGTCTCTACATCGTAATCGCCAGGTACCCAGTATGTACAGCCCGACGGCCAATCGTGCTTTTTCAAATACGTTGGTTCAGGAATAGTTTTCGCCGGAAAAAGTTGTTTTACTTCCTTCTGAATCGCCGCCTGGAGTTCTGTACCTTCCAACGTATGCCAGTATTTCGTATCATCACCGTCCGTATATGAAATCATGATTAATCCGGATGTTGGATTGATTGGAATGACGTGGCGAAGTTTGGACGCGGTCACCGTTTTTGGTAGATCGTGAAACCAAACCTTTCCATCGGCGTTTTTCGGATACACCGCGTAAATACGTATTAACGACGAGGTTTGTAATTGCGTAAGCAGCGGAAGTTTCTTGAGAACCGAAAAATTCGAGAGCGAACATCGGCAGGTCGCAATGATGACGCGACGCGCTTGAATTCGGAAGGGTTTCGCTACTGCCTTCTTTCCATAATCTCCTGTGATTTCAAACAGTGTCTCTCCAATTCTGCGTATATCTTGGACCCGATACGAGTTACGGAGATCGGCGCCTGCGTCTTTCGCCGCCGATGCTAATTTTGTCGTCAGCGTATCCAGTCCCTCCTTGATTCCGTAATATTTTGCCTTTATTCCCATATTGTGGTCAGGAAGAAATTCGGTCAATGCTCGATCTGCGCGCATAAGATTCATTTCCGCCCAGTAGGGATACATCGTCAGAATGGACCGGAATTCATCCGGAATCATTTCGGCAATCGTTGTGGAGCCGAGTGTGCGCGCCGTACTCAGCACGGTTCGAATCGGTTGGAATAATTCCTGGAACGGATTCGGCTCGTGTTCAAAAAACGAGTCCGTCGAAATCGGATAGGTATGAAGATCGAATCGTTTGACGAGTGTATTCACGCGCTTATGCTGAGTATTGATGCGACCCGCACCAATTTCGTATTGTAAATCTTTGTCACGATAGGTCGCGATACGACCGCCGAAATGCGGATATTTTTCGAGGAGCAACGGCTTCTCGCCGCGTTTGGCGAGTTGTTCGGCGACGGTCAAACCGGCGATTCCACCACCAATGATGATTGTATCTTCCATTTACTAAGAGACAAGTTTTCTCGCAATCTAGATAGTCGAAATCACGATGCGCAAGGGTCTATATATCGCTTAAACTGATATGAACCGCGTCGAACGTAATCGGTTCGCCACTATAGGCGGAACCGTCCTGTGAAATACCTATACGTACAATCGGACATAATTTCGTATAGAGACGACGGTTGATCTGAACCTTGTATTGAATATCGCTTCCGATGGTCGATGCGCCGTGGCACGCCGGTATATCAAAAATTTCGTCATTAAACGTAATTTCATCGACGGCTGTAAATCCATTGACCCACGAACTTTCCGAGAGTAATTCTACGCCAGCGTTATAAACTCCCAGCGCTTTCACGTGCATACGAACCTTCATACTTGAAATAAAATAGGCCGGTACCAAATCTGCCGGAAAACACGTATTGTTCGCACGAACATCCTGTATCGTACTGACTAAGCTGGGATTCTTGATTGTAACATATACATACCGTATCGGTGTAGGTTCTGGATAAACCACGGATTCGTACGCGAAAGACGCATACCGATATCCGAAATTTTCATCATACACGAGATCGTAGGTGTAATCTGGATATACGCCATCCGGTTGTCCGATGAGCGCCGGATTGAATTGGCTAAAATTAAATCCTGCGGAGTGGATATACGAACCATTCGTATATAGTAATTCACGACTGTAGTAATCGGTATAAATACTGCTCAATGTACGAGTATGGTCGTATATGACGCTCGGATCAATCGAAAATACATTGTCGTATCCTACGGCGAAATGACCACTCGTAGTCACATTCAAACCTTGTCCCGCGTTTCCTAATTCATCCACTCCGTCCTCAATATTGTCTGGCGTGACAGGATAATCGTCGCGAGGCAACAAAGACACTACGCGCAGTCCGTTCGGACCCGTTGTTTTATCAAAGGTCGATACTGTATTCATACTCACCGTATCAATAAAAATCGTCGAGGTGAGCGACGAATAAAAGGTGTTCGGTTGAGTCTGGGGCGCCGCCGGTTGAAACTTAGCGACAATATATACGTGCTTCGGATCATCGTGAATCTGATAGACGTTGGAATTGAGACGTAAAGTACAAGCACTTAGGTTGAGTGTAATATCTACAGGTAGCGGTAGGCTCGTCACTTCGTCCGTTCCGTCGTAAATATATACATTCGAATTGTAATTCGACTGCGGTCCAATCAAATATCCGTTTTTCGATAAATAGGCCGTCGCAAAGCAGGAACTGACAACATTTTTTCCGATATTCGAACCTAACATATCAAAATAAAAGAGCGAACTCGTCGTCGGCGTAAAAATACCACTGACTTGTTGGGCTCCCGTGACGATATTTTGAAATACAATACCTGTAGTACTTGTCGCATGTACGGGTTCCGTTTGGAAAAAATACGTGATAGAACTATTGGTCTGCGAGTATCCGCCAATCGTTGAATCAATCGCGTCGTTGGTCAGAGAGACTTGTAACTGTTCGGCAATCATACTAATCGTATCAATTGTCTGCGTACCGCGGATTTGTAGGTCGTAGAAGAACTTCTGCTCAGGAAGAGATGTTTTCGAATCCGTAATCACTGACGACATTGTATTTGTATCGGCGATTGTCGATATCCACAAATTCAGTGGAAAATCATCCTGAAAGGAACTAATCGCAAAGGTTAATGAATTGGTCTGTACGTTGTATATATCGGTATAATATGTATCAACAGTAATTGTCGAACGGTCTCCAGGATACGTCGTATCGTTGAATTGACACGGACAGGACAATTGATACTCTAAATTCATTGTCGTCGATAAAAATACAACATCGGTACTGATATAATAACACGTACTCCATCCGTCGCCGGTATATTGAGGTACATTCATCGTCGATGCGCACGCGTAACGTGTTTGTGTGTACGATGTATTGGATAATGTTAATGATGAAATCTTCGGTGTTGTCGTGATTGGAAACGATGTGCCGTATAAAAGTCGGAAATAATCGTTGGTCTGGTCTCCCACGAGATACGCCGAATTAATCGCGGCGACCGAGGTTGACCACTGCATTCCTGGATACACCGGATTGGAACCACCCGTGACGAGAATCGTCTGAAGCGACGAGCAATAGGGTAAGTCTTGTGAAAATGTTACATTCGAGTAGGGTATTGCGAAATTAGGTATTGTATTGATATCGGGAATACCGTAGCGGAATCCGGTGACAATCGTTTCGTCGAGCGATATATAGGCTGGTAACATAGATTGTAATGTATAATACGCGCGGTACGAACTAAAAAACGGTGTAGAAATTTGTGCGATCTGATCGGAATAAATAGGTTTATGGACCTCTATACCGATGTAGTTATCTTTATTCGTCACTTGATCTTGAGAAATATACAGAGGCGCACTGGGCGCACCAAACGTATTGATTATAGAACTCATATAACTTACATTCGGACTTGGTATAGTACGATTGAGATACACAACTTTAATCGGAATTTCCGTATCCTTTGGATACGAATCTTTAATATTGGGTAAATAAATGCTCAGTGTAGTGTAGGTATCTTCGCCATTCGTATTTTCTAAGGCGAGCACCTTACCCGTGGTAGGAAAGGTCGCAGTACCTGATTCCGTCACAATCCGAAAGCATTGCGCTTGCATAGCCTTTTTCGTATAGAGATGATCCGCTTTTGTCAAAAAGAAATCGGTAAATACACGAAATCGAACTAGCGGAGTAAAATTTGGACTAATACCGTCAATAAACGTTTTGTACGGAAAGTAATTGGTATCAAACATTTCGAATGTACAGTAATTTGGCGTACCTGGATCTCCAACAATGAATAAAATACTCGTTACGTATGGTACAAATTTATCAAGAATGGAATACGTCGGAAAATTGACCCAGCGCACTCCTGCGTATAAGGAATTATTCTCTTGTTCAATAATTTTGACGGCGGGTGGTTGTAGTAAAAACGCGTTTGTAATCCACGCATCTAATTTACCTAGCGCATTGACGATTGTATCCGAATCGGGTTGGCTACTATCGACGATATTTGCGCCGCCGATAGACGTCGAGGCGAACGAGGTAATAGGCGTGGAAAATGCGTACAAAAACGAACTCAGTTGTCCGATTTTAGAATCTTCATACGTTACTATACCACTATAGTCAATTTGTAGGGTTTTTTTAATTGTAGGATACATCGCCGGCGAATCGTAGGCTTCATACACCCGTCCATTTGTAAAACTTATTGTACTTATGTTACCACTGGAAAGCGTACTGATAGCCGTTATACTCAAAAAAGAAGACGGCAAATTTGGTAAATTCTCTGGGGCCCAAGGTTTGCTCGGGTCGGCAAACAAAATTTGTCCCGACGAAAGGTTTATATGTGGTGCTTCGCGTGGGCCTGACATCCCTCTACTACTACCGATAGCGAAAACCGACGCGGAAAAGAAACTAACCGGGAAATATACGAACAAAGTAAGGATGAACAGTAACGTTCAAGCGAACGGCTTACTTCCAGACGGATTCACCGTCCAGGAAGTAAGCGATTTCTTATTGAAAAAAGAATTTTGGCGTCTGAATACTAACGTTGGAACCTCTGTGTTCAATGAACCGTATCATACACCAAATATCTATCCTGGACAAATTTTAACGGATCCAGTACCATTAACACCGCCGAACGACTTTGTAACCATCACCGATTCCAATGTCGTCGCCGCGGCCCTTGGAATTACCGTGTCCGACCTGCCTCTTTTTTATACATACCGTGGCGGAGTCAATATGTTTTCTCTTGAGCAATCGTCATCCCTTCCGTATATTTATAAAATCAACATGTGTTTAACCAGTCCTATTCCATCCAATCCAAATTATGCATTCGGTGGAAATACATCCGTGACGAAAGTGAATGTGTTAGATAATATGATTCCGTTTTACTACGGTAATGGTGCGTGGAAAGGTATTATATATCGTACCGCTCCCAGCGTAAGTCCCTCGCATCCGACGCATTTAGAAATTTCGCGGGGCGGGTTGGATCAGGTCAAAGAATCCCAGGTCGCCTACATATTAGATTTCGATTCTGGTGTATTTACACTGTACGATCCGGATACGAAACGTTTTTCGCCGAATCCAATTACATCGGCACAACCTCCAGCAATCACTGCGTATCTGTACCGTGGTCGTATCGGTAATTTTTTAGGGGATGCTCCCGCCCAAATTTCTGCCCTAGTGGGCGATCTAAGCGGTGCGTTACAGAATATCGGAAATTTACAAGATGAGGTTGCGAATATTTCCTCCTCGTTGGCGAATTTCGAGACGCAGCAAATTTGGAGTCTCGGCGAAGTATTGCCACTAGGAACTGTAACCTATTATAAACGAGGTCCAGTCAGTATTGGAACTAGTACAATCGCGGATACCACCGTATTATTAAATGTCAGTGGTTCCGCGTATATTGATACGGTGATGGCCCAATCATTAGAAACCTATTCGGATCGACGACTCAAAGAAAATATTGTCGTACATCCGGTGAATAAAGATATTTTATCATTGAATACTTATACTTACAATTATAAAACCAAACCGGGAGAAACGGATATAGGTGTAATTGCGCAAGAAGTAGAAACGGTTGCTCCGCATATTGTCAAAGAAAACGATGGATTCAAAACGGTACAATACGATCGATTTGGAGTTCTCTTGTTACCCATTGTAAAGGAGCAACAGGAGCGAATCGATCAATTGGAAAGTGATTTATGCGCGTTTAAGCGTTTATTAGCCAAAATTAGTACGATTATTTGTCATAAGTAAGAGATCGCACCCAATTCGCTACAGTCGCAGTATCACTGGATTGTAACGTACTCACGATTTTCTTTGGCGTAAAATACATAAACGTCGGAATAGAGCGTACGCCGCAATAACCGGCGGTGTAGTCATTTTCCGTTAATTCGCATTTCCACATCGTTAGACCCTTTTCCGTTTCGGCGATCGTTGCCAGGGATTCGCTATCGAGTCGCTGGCAGGGACCACACCACTTTGCCGTAAAATAGACAATCCAAGGTTTTGTATGTAATGGACCGAACCACATTTCCTCGAATTGTGCCTGGGTTTCCAACATCTTCATTGGTATTGCGCTGCGATTACATCATAAAATCCTTTTAGACCGCCGGCGAGTACTACGGCGGTCAGTGCGCCGGCTATAACCGGACCGGGTCCGGAATGTTCCATTCCGCCGCCTCCGTGCTGGGCTTTCTTCTTGTCTTTCTCCGCGACCTTTGTGGTTGCTTCTGTTTTTGCAGCAGTCGCAGTCGTCGCAGTTGCGGGCATAGTCGCAGTCGTCGCAGTTGCGGGCATAGTCGCAGTCGTCGCAGCAGTCGCAGCAGTCGCAGCAGTCGCAGCAGTCGCAGCAGTCGCAGCAGTCGCCGCAGTTGTTGGCATACCGGGCATAGTAGCAGTCGCCGCAGTTGTTGGCATACCAGGCATACCAGGCATACCGGGCATAGTAGCAGTCGCTACAGTTGTTGGCATACCAGGCATAGTTGTTGCCATACCAGGCATAGTTGTTGCCATACCAGGCATAGTAGCAGTCGCCGCAGTTGTTGCCATACCGGGCATAGCCACTGTAGGCATACTGGGCATGCTCGTGCTCGGCAATTCAGGCATAGTCGGCATTTTCGGTAAGTCGGCGCTGGTCGCCTGTAACGTTTTGATGACAGGGACCGTAATGAGCGGTGCTACAATTTCCCTATAGGCCTGACGTACTCCTATCAACGTAGGGACAGGAGGGAATCCAAAGGTGAATGCAATCCAATCCAATAAATTACCAGATGAATATTTCATTTGCTCGGATTCTGGTGTCACTTGGAATACATCGGTCGGAATGGGATCAAATACAAAATTATACGGCATTGGCGGAGTAATACCTTCTTCCAACACAGTCTTCGTTAAGAAAAATGCGTGAAACGAATCCCATAGTACCCAGAGCCATCCAAATAAGAATAGGAAAATATTAAAGCACGACAGACATTTCGCCAATCCCTGCCATAAATATCCCATATAGAATTTATCGAATCCAAAACATCCTAAGAATATGGCTAGAAACGCATACAGTAAATACGATTTACGCGCGCTAAATCCTCCCGTTTGCGGTTTAAATAAATTTGGCTCTAAAAATGCGCCATATCCGATACCACGTATCCAGTCGAACGGTGACGATAATCCTTCTTTACGAATTTTCGCACCGTCGCTAGCTATTTGTATGATATCCCAGAAATACCATAATCCGAGTCCGAATATATTGACGATAAATTTCTTGAATCCTGTTTCAAAACTACGTAAATAGAAGTGGTCTAGACCGAAAAACCCGAATAAGACCGATAGTACAATAAATACATAGTAATTGCGATCTGGATGTCCGCCCCACATATGTACGTTACTGATGTGTGGCGGACCGTGCTCTTGTGCCGACTGCGGCTGCGACGACTGTTCTGTTGCCATCTCTACCGTGAAGCACCGAATTTAGAAGAAGGATTTAGACCGTAAATAGCACGCCGCCAATACCGGCTACGATGCGTAAAATATTGTAATTGGTCGCATATACAGTAATACCGGAATTGACCGACGCAACCTGAGGATTCATCTGTGTCTGTAGTACGATGGAATCCAACCGACTTCCGTTACACGATCCCTGCGGTTGCGCCGCCTCCGGGGCTAGACTAAACGAATATACGTAAATGAATTCGTTGGGAATCGCAGTATGTCTCTGGTAAGGCTGCATAAGACGGAAATATTGGGCGCTCTGTTCTTCAAACCGATCGTATCCATCCAATTGAATGAGCGCGGTCGCAATCAAATCCAGATTGGGAATACCGTACTCATTCAACATTCGGCTACCGTAATTAAACCATTCATGCGCCATCATCATACGATCCTGATTGACAACCCAAATCATTTCCTTCATCGGATGATTGAACGTTAGAGGTACATTCGCGATACGAGATTTCGCCGGAATGGAAAATCGTTTCTGCTGTTGGACCTGCTCAATCAAATATTCATGCTTCGAACTCACGAATCGCCGACGTTCTTCTACATCAAGATAGATGTAGTCGCCCCATAACGTCATATCTGTAATAATCGGCGGGGCCGCGATAGGCGACGGACATTCGTTCGCTCCTGAAAGCACCGATTGCTCTAATCCGGACGAAAACACCATATCGTAACCATTATTCAATTTAATGTAAATTTTGATTGGCGTCGCCTGTAGCGCAATAAGCGGAAGCGCAAGACCAGGATTCTTACAAAACCAGAAATACAACGGCACAAAAAGATGGAGCGGACCTTTCTGGGTTGTATCGTTATACACTTCTTGGATACCCGTCATAAAATTCACACCCGCTCGTTTTGATCCCGGTGTCGTCAGTTGTGTCCAAAGATACATAAACTCTCCATAATGCCGATCAATCTCCTGCTGGCCGATCCAGATACTGATATAATCAATCATCGCAAATCCTACACCATTGACCCAACTTACCGAGTTTTGTAATGTCGCGTAATCAGTAGGCTTTTCTGTGACGACTCCGTCGGGTGGAGTCGCCACTGGCCCGGCCGGCGTAATTTCGGGTAGCTGTATTTCAAGATATAACTGACTGAGTAAATCACCGCTTCTCGGAATAGTCACGCTGACCAGTTTATTGAATGCTACTGCTGTATCAAACGGAATTCGCTGAGTCTCTATGCTAAAGTTTGTATAACGTACATATACTTGCTTAAAAAACGTCATCTGTGGATTTCCGGAAAGATAGATATCTTGGCGGCCAGTCGCCACCAATTGTAAAAGTCCTCCTGAATTGGACATACTTCTACTCTTCCTATCTTTGTTTTTCACATCTTTATACCGTCCCGAAGAAGTCAGATTCACAGTATCTTACGTCATTTGGTGCGACCTAATTTCACATCAGACCATAGAATGGCGTTTACCACAACGCAATCATTAGATAATGTATTGCTTCGGAATATTTCATTCCGAACTACGGCCAATAATGCTATCTCGTCGACGTACGGTCTGTACGCGAACGGTCAAGGACAAACGTACTGGAGTAATACCGTGAGTCCTCGGAATTTATCAACTCTGAGTACAAGTTTATCCCTTGCCGTCATCGATTTGAGCACTACGATATCTACTACGAACGCAAATACGAACGCGAATTTGAGTAGTATTGTAACTACGCTAGGAATTCAAAGTACGCAAATTTCGACTCTTAATTATGCGCTATTATCTAGTGTCAATTCGCTAGTACTTGTGGATCAGTCATTGTCGAATTCAGTTATTTCGCTGTCCAACCGATACTTCGCGTTAAGTAATAGTTTAGCTTTGCGCGTCGATAACATTTACACGAGTACCGTGAATATGTTTTATAGTACTTTATACGGATATAGCTCGTTTTCCACGTTCTACACGGACATAGCCGCCGTACAAAGTTCCGTAAATACGAGTGTATCTTCGCTAAGTACGGCTTTATCCTTACAAAATATAAGTACTTATAACTCGCTTACCAGCAATTATAGACTCGCCGACTCATTGCTTGCCGTTTCAACAACAAATTACATCAATCAGCAAATTTCGAGCCTTTCGAGCGTCATTGCTACCGGCGCGAATTTGAGTTCGTTTAGTTCCATTATCACGCAACAATTATTAAGTACTTCGGCAGGAAATATATCGAATATTGTAAGTGCGGGTACAGTTCTTGCGGCAAAAGTCAGTACTATTTACAACTCGTCGATTAAATATTTAGAAAGCACCAATGTCACCAATACTTCCAACATTTCGTCTCTTCTCAATCTCAGTACGCAGTTATCGACAATCAGTCATTACTGGATTTCGAGTTTTGTCAGTACAAACGATTATTATCAAAATTTAACTATCAATAGTAATCTATCGAACCTTAGTACGAGTGTTAGTTCGATATGGGCGTCCTCATTGTTACTGACCTACGCGTTTTCAACGATCTCGTCCATTTATAAGACGGATTTTACAAATCAGCAATCGACGAATGCCGGAGTACAAAGCGATATTTCGTCGTTACAGCGAGAGTTTAGTATTCTGACCACCAGTTCTATTTTAGCCAATGTGTATGATACATTTAATTTATTAGCAGAACAAACATCGACCTTAGTCAATAGTACTATTCTAACGACAGCCGTATTTCAACAAAACCTGTACTACTCGACAACCCTCCAAAATACATCAATATCAAAAAGTTATTTCAATTTCTATGTGAGTACATTATACGCATCCACCTTGAGTACGTTGATACCAAGTACCTTTTCGTATATGAGTACCTTGGTATCTACCTTATACAGCACGGGAGTATTCTATTTAGTATCGACACTCGGCTCCACTAGCCAGGCCATTACGGAACAGTTTCTTTCCACAACATCGTCGCTAACCAATAGTATAATTTTATCAACGCAAGATGTCGCGAATTCCAGTATTCTCGGATACGTTCTTTTACCTACGGCGGATGCATTGTCGTCGTTTTCTACGTCCGCGGCTAGCCAATTATCTACGTTTTCGACGACCGGTATGTATCAGTTATCGACGCAAAGTTCTCTGTTTAACACTTTATATACATCGACCGCACTACTATATATATCGACGGCGAATCTCTATACCTCATTCAGTAGTTTTTATACAACCAGCATAGTACAAGCGGGCACTTTATTTTCTACATTCTCAACACAATCGTATCAGTTGCTATCGACGCAAAACGCGCAGTTCAATTCAACGATTGTAGTATATCCTCTCCTACTGAGTACGGCGGTAGGAAGCACGAATGTAGTTATAGCCAGTACAACTCTGGCGGGCGCAAACGCGACACTCGCAGCGATTGAAGTCTCGACCCTAGCTGCGTATAATGTGTATGCGTCCTCTCTGCTGGCCGCGGCATCGTCCATTGGATTATCTACACTTTATACAGTACAAAATGTAAATATAGCCGGTTCTAACTTTAACGCATATCTAGATATGGCTACGTACCGCAATTTCAATGTGAATGTATATAATCTCAGCAATGGCGACTACCAACTCAATTATGATCCGAATGTACTGGCGTTCCTCGATTATCGTCGTGGAGTGATCACTCTCAATATTAGTACGGTCGGCCAATCCTCTATAACAAATCTACTTCGTTTCAATGTGTATCGGTGGGGCATGCCGACCACCATCTTTGGCAATATTTATCCTTATATTAGCAACGCCGATTACAGCCTACAATATGAATATACTATCATCAATCGTATGATATATACGAATTTACTGAATGTATTTCCGCGTCTTGCTATCCGAAATGCTCAAATTATTCCAATCACTCGGAATGTGAAAATTAGTGGCAATTTGTCAAGTAATTATTTCTGGCGTGGAACGCCGATTCAGATAAGTTGGTCCAATTACAGTTTCTTTCCGTTTGGCCAAGTCGGCGCGCCTCCGTTCGACCCTGAAGTCGAAGTGGATGTGGTTGTGAATGGAAGCGTTGTACAGCAGTATTTTATACCATTTACACAATCATCGATTACGATACAGGCTCCATATCTCAAAAATCAAACGACTCCTCTAATTACGACCTCCGTAAGATCTTTTATTGTAGGCGACGTCAATAATGTTCAGACAAATTCGTTCGTCACTGTACTTCCAACATTTGATTATATGTATGTTCGTTCGCCTGGATATCCTGCTGGTACTG